AGAGTAAAAAATGCCAGATATTACCAGTCTAGAAGTTGTCCGAGTTAGTAACGAATCAGTACGCCCAATGGCCGAGACGATGCTCCGGCTCGTCGCGGAACTCGGGTTGCTCGCACCAGATATCGCTAGGCTATTGCCCAGCATTCCGAACGACCCAGATAGCATTCTGATCGACGGTAGCGAATTCGATGGACGGACACCATTGAGCGGCGCAGATCTCCACGAACTCGCAGGACTTGCGAACACCGTCGCCGCGCTCTACACGCCCTCAGCGGAGATAGTTTTGGCCAAGGCCAAGGTACGGACGATTCAAATTCGCTGATCGAAATTAAAATATATACTATCACACAGCAAAAGTTTTTTGCTAATTTTATAATTTTAATAAGACAGAATTTAATTCGGTAAACAAATAAGGTACCATGCAAAACTTTAATGAAAAAATAGATTCGGATACAGCAGAAATTATTTTTAATAAATCAAAAATAGGGCTCTCTTTTGTTTCTAGAGAGGGTCAGTTTATTCGTTGTAATGAAACTATGTGCAATATCCTTGGATATACCGAGCCAGAATTAAAGAAGAAAAAATTCTCTGACATAACACACCCGGAAGATTTTTCAGAAGATATGGAAATGCTCATTCAAGTTCTTACTGGAGAAATTGATGAGTATCCTATAACGAAAAGATACATCACAAAGAGTGGAAGTAGCATATGGGTAAAACTAATCGTAACCGCGATTAAAGATGATAATAATAATGTCATGATTCTCTTTAGTCAGATTTCTCCCATTGTCAGTGGTTTAAATCAGGATATATCTTTAATTTTTGATTCTAAGTTGAAAGAATTACAGAAAATTTCAAAAGGCGATGTACGCGACCAACAAGATGTAGACCCACCCACCCATGGTCCGATTATCAATCATATCCTAAAAGAATGGAAATGGATTTCGATATTCATCTTGACAGGAATAGGCGGAGCCATTGCGTGGGAGACTAGCAGAAGAGTGAATCAATATACCGTTGAACAGAGATTCCACCAAATTGAAACACAATTTCAAGAATTAGAAAAAATTAACGATCAGGGATTTCGTAACCTCCAAGAAGCAATTAGAAATCTTTCAAAATAATCATATATACTATGATTGAAAGGAAGATTTATTCGTGACTCAAAATCAAACTTGGAAATTTAGGGATATAGATCTGGATTTCTTGTCTCACCCGGCAACGGGTGATCTTGTCGCAAAAACAAATGAAGATGCAGTCAAAAGATCTCTCAGAAACCTTCTTAGGTTCAGAAGGGGCGACAAGCCATTCCACCCAGAAATTAATTCTGGAGTGTATGATTTGATGTTTGAACCGGCTACTCCGATGACCGCCATAAGACTTCAACAAGAAATTACCAGAGTCATTGAAAAATATGAGACGAGAGTTATTTTGGACAGGGTGGGGGTAGACCTTGAATCCGGCGGAAATTCTCTTATAATAAACATAAAATTTACGATGAAAAACTCTTTGAGGCAAAGTGCCCTTACATTCTCACTGGAAAGGCTCCGTTAAATGACTACTCAAAAGAGATTAGATGTCTCTCAACTAGATTTTGATGGTATTAAGCAATCATTCAAGACATTCCTACGCGATCAGGGCCTTTTCACAGATTTTGATTTTGAGGGTTCTGGTATGAACATTCTATTGGATGTTCTTGCTCTTAATGCACATCATCACGGTTTTTACACCAACATGGTAGCAAACGAGACATTCTTAGACAGTGCCGCAAAGAGAAAATCTATTACATCCATCGCAAAACACCTTGGATATGTTCCTCGCTCGATTAAGAGTGCAAAGGCACAGGTAAATGTTAATTTTGGAGAAATCCGACCCGAAATAGGTGGTAATATATTTGACTACCTATCGACCGGCACCGTCTTTAGATCAACTATAGATGGTGATGTCTTTAATTTCATCACCAAAAGGCCATACAAACTAGATTTTAGCGAAATTGATGGTAATTGGTTTATTAAAGATATCGTAATTTCAGAGGGTGTTCTACAGGTTCAAAATTTCATCTACAACTCATCTACAACGAATCCCAAATTTGCATTTTTCAATAACAGAGTCGATACGGAGAGTTTGGTCGTCCGGGTACAGACCTCTATAGATGACTCCAGCGGATTTTCTGAAATTTGGAATAAAAGTTCTAATTTTTCAGTCATTGATTCGGATAGTAGAGTGTATTTCTTGGAAGAAAAAGAGGGCGGTCAGTTTCAGATCTACTTCGGCGATGGAATCTTGGGAAGAAGTTTGAGATCTGGAAATTACATAACGGTGCAGTCTCTGTCAACAAGAGGACCGGAAGCAAACGGAATCGGAAACACAGACTCCGCAAACGAGAGAACATTCCAACTAGTTGGATTCCCGAAAGCCGTAGTTTCTGTAAAATCTTCAGTGGCCGGTGGTTCAAATTTTGAATCTTCCAGATCAATTAAATTTACTGCTCCGCTGTCCTATCAGGCACAGAATCGGGCGGTTACATCTAACGATTACCGGGCCATCATCACAGCAAAATATGGTCAGGCAGACTCCGTATTCGTGTACGGCGGTGAGGAAGCAAGCCCACCCCAGTACGGAAAAGTGTTTATTTCCATCAAACCAATATCCGGAAGCGTTTTAACTGATCTAGAAAAAACGGACATCGCCAGAAACATTCTATCAAACCAGAATGTTTTGGGAATTACTCCTGAAGTAATTGACCCCGACTACATCTATCTTCTCATTGATAGTAGTGTGGTGTACGACCCGACAGCAACATCTCTTTCCGAATCCGGAATAGAGTCCTTGATCGTCTCCAGAATACGAGCGTTCGGAAGGCAAGAATTAGAAAAGTTTGACAAAAACTTTTACTTCTCATTTTTTACTGGTTTTATTGATGATGCAAATCCTTCTATTCTCGGAAATGAAAGCAACATTATCTTAGAGAAAAGATTACCCATTATTCTGAATGTCTCCAGATCGTATTCGATTAATTTTAACAATGAAATATTCCACCCGGACGATGGATACAAGCCGGTTCTGTTTTCTTCACCATTCACAATTAAAGATGATGAGGACACCGAAATTCAGATCAATTTTGATGACGATGGATTTGGTAATATTAGAACATTCAGGTTGGTTAACGATAGAAAAGTTATCGTAAACTCTAAAGCGGGCCTGATTGACTACGCCCAAGGAAAAATAGAAATTTTCAACATAACACCAATCAGAACCGATCGAAACGATGCTATTATCAAAATTCGCGTCGAGCCAGAAAATGAAAACATTAACACCATTAGAAACATGATTCTTCTACTCGATCCGTTTGATATAAATGTTAGGGCATCGCAAAAGGTTGTTTTCAATAACTCATCTCTTTCTGGAATTCCGTTCCCATTTAATACATAAACTATATGAACATTCCACTTAAAATATCACCGATCATTTCTAGACAGTTACCAGAATTCATACGGGAAGATCACCCAAATTTTGTTCTATTCCTACAGGCGTATTACGAGTGGCTTGAAACAACATATTCGACAATATCACCTCTTGACATCGGAAGCATCGGAGATGTAGATGCTAATATGGATGAATTTATAGATTCATTCCGATCTCAATATTTGACAAACTTTCCAAAGAATTTGGCAAAAAATGTTGACGGTACGACCGTCAGCATGTCGAATCTCGTTAAAAATATCAAACAATTCTACAATGTAAAGGGAACGGAAGCATCCTTTAAATTTCTATTCAGGACTATTTTTGGTGTTGATGTAAGCACATACCTGCCAAAAGATGATATTTTTGTTGCATCCGGAAGCAATTACATTCAACAGATATCCATAAAGGTAACCAATAATATTGGAACAGATATCTTCAATGCCGTAGGAATGATTTTAAATCAAGTAGATAAATCCAATAATACCATCAAGGCGACCGCCAGATGTGAAAGAGTAATTCGCTATAGAGAAGGAATTTATGATGTTGCCGAATTATTCGTGGCAAGTGTTGCTGGATTTTTCGAGCCCGGGTTCCCGATTGAATTTACTTTTGGTGGAAAAATATACACCGAAAGATCGACATATTCCGTCGTTCAGTCTGTGAATGTCACCGAACAGGGGACTGGGTATACAGTAGGAGATTCGGTAGTAATAACTGGCTCGACCGGCTCCGGGGCCATTGGTGAAGTATCAAGAGTAGGAAATTTTGGAGAAGTAAAATCCGTACGAATGATAAATTCTGGCGTAAATTACAGACAGTCGGATGATGATCCAATTGAAGTTGAGTTCATTCGTAACGATCCATTTTCTCTCAGTAATTTGATCTACAATGGAAGTTTTGAACTAGGAGACTTTTCTTCAACGACATCCGGGCTCATTCTTTCTTTAACTTCCGCTATTCAAAATCTATTCGGATGGCAAATTATAAACGAAGTTTTTATAGGATTCAGAAATCCATTCACGAACGACTCAGCAGCCTTTCTTCCGTTCGAGGGCCGTGCGGCCATAAGTCTCGGGGGAACCATTCAAACTGAACGGGGAGGACTCCAACAGACCATACAGACCATTCCCGGTAGAGAATACATCTTCAAATTTGCGATGACTAGCAACCCACAGGCATCTGCCGATTTTGGAGTAGACATAACCAGATTTGTTCGAGCCACGGCAGGAGTGGTGTCTGAAGAATTTTCGACTACCATCTTACAGGGTGTAGTGGGGTATAATTGGAAAGAGTATCAATTTCCTTTTACGGCGACATCCGCATCCACAGTCATAAAGTTGGAACATTCCACCCCACTGCGCGACGGAGTGCTTACCGATCTTTTCTTTTATCCTCTTGTGGATTCCTTTTCTGTCGTACCCGTGGCAGAAACTGATGCTGAGGGAGAAGTGGTTTTAGGAGCAATCAATAGATATCAGGGATTCTATGAATCTGAAAAGGGTCACATTAGCACCAATAAAGTACTGCAAGATAATGTGTACTATCAAGCATACTCATATGTTCTTAAATCTGAACTGACCATCAGTAAATACAAAGATGTCATAAAAAACTTGGTGCATCCCGCCGGATTTGGAATGTTCGGTGCTGTTAACATAGAAAGAAATTTTAGAGCGGAACTGAGCGACCAAAATTATGTGAGAAATGTTTTCCTTCCATTACTTGGAAACTACACTCCATACACATTTCAGACATTTGTAAGTCTCGATGAAGCGTACCCAGACGGATATCAATCACCGATAACCGGAGAGATCCTATCAAGCCCCGGAAATCCTCTCGGGTTTCCATTCTGGCCAATATTTTCACATCCGAACTCCCAGAACATTCCCGGAATTGATCCAAACATATCATTCAAAAATATAAAGATCAGGGATTTTATTTCATATTCTAATGGATACAATCACCAGTCCTCGGAACTTTCAAATGTTTCTTCCATTTCTGACGGTTAAATAATACTATAAATATAAAGTGTGAGACAGACTCATGGAGAAATTTTAATGCCATCGAATCCCCTAAAACAGACATTTAAAACTAGATTGATAACAAAATTTCTGCAACAACTGCAAGATGGTGATGGCGACAGTCTGTTTTTGGGTATCGGCAAGACCACGGGGTGGAACGACGAGTCTAACCCGCCACAGCCATTGGACACGCTAGAGGCCGAGACAAATTTTTGGAGAGAGGTCATCGCCCTGAAGAAAATCAGCACGCGAGACATTGCTCTAGTAATTCCTCGCCATAATTGGACCGCTGGAACCGTCTATGATGCTTTCAGAGATGATGTCGATATGTCGGATCTGAAATTTTACACATTGGTCGATTCAAAGAGAATTTATAAGTGCATAGACAATAATAATGGACTTCCATCAAACACCAAGCCGTTTGAAACTTTTACTAATGTTTTTCAAACGGCTGACGGTTACCAATGGAAATTTATGTACCAACTATCTGAAATTGATGATGAATTCATAACAGATGATTACATACCGGTATTTACCGTAAAGGACATCGTAAGCACAAATGATCCGAGACAGAATCAATTGGATGTTCAAAATGCCGCTGTTGATGGGTCTATTCAGTTCATTGACATATTAGATGCCGTTACACCATTTGTATATACGATCGACGGGAGTATCCAAGTTGGAAGTTACATTATTGATCAAGGGGTGCCTGCGGAATTAAAATATAGAATATCTGGGCCAGATGTTTCTTCGGCTTCTGGAGTCTATCTTCAGTATTCCTTAAAAATAATTGATCTAAATTCTCAAAACTATGGAGAGATTAGAAAAATAGCGGCCTACGATGGAAGTACAAGAATATTAACTTTGGAAGAAAACTTTTCGGAACCTGACGATGTTATTGGATACAATTTTTCTATTATTCCTTCTATTGTTATTTCTGGCGATGGATCTGGAGCCAGAGCAGAAGCAAAAATGAATAATAATTTTATAGAATATGTTGACATGACAAATTCTGGTTTGGGCTATACCTTCTCTACTGCTAGATCTTTTGGCGGGAGCATAACTCCATCCGGTGATGTGTTTGATGTCGTCCTATCACCACCTAACGGCCATGGATTTGATGCCATCTATGAATTGGGATCTTCAAGCCTTATGATATCAACCGACTTCGATAAGGACGAAAGTGATCAAATTAAAACTAACAGCGATTTTAGACAATTTTCTTTGATCTCTAATCCATCAATTATGGGTAATATAATAGGATCAGGTGGGGATTTTATTCATTCTTACTTCGTAGTATCAGAGAGTCCTATAAGTAACTTCGGTGATCTTATTCAGGCATCCAGTAAATTGATTTTTAATGGTTCCGGACAAACTGGAGAATTTTATGAATTCATCTCAACTATTGGAAACCCAAGTAGCGGGATTCTGCGGGTTCTGAATCCAACTAAAAGATTATCTGTAGGTGATACCGTTGTCATATGTAATGAAAACTACGCAAACGGATCTGTAACCGGTGTTTCGATCAGTAGATTTTTAGGATCGCAAGAAATCAACGAGAAACTGACATACCGACAGACTACTAGACTTAGAGTTTCTACTGAAAATAATGATTTTACAGAGACTACATTTTCGGAAGATACGATCGTCCGGGGAAGCGTTTCTAATGCCAGTGGAACCATTTCCTCATGGAATCTGGAATTTGTAGATGGTGTGGGATTCTCCAATTCTGTTGGTTATTTGGATTTAGTAAATGTCCTCGTCGGATTTACCGCAGCGGATCAGATATCGGTAATTTTGCCGTCTGGTGTGCAAAGTTTCGATTTGGCATCGGTGGAGAGTATAAATACCCCTGAGATTGACTATAAAAGTGGAAACTTCCTTTATCTTGAAAACATTCAAGTATTGGAAAGAAGTCAGAATCAAAGAGAAGAAATTAAGATAGTACTGACCATTTAAGGAATAGAAATGACTTTTGAAAATAGTGTCTATAACATAAATCCGTATTATGATGATTTTAATGCGAATAAGGGATTCCAAAGAATTCTTTTTCGTCCGGGTTTTTCTGTTCAGGCCAGAGAACTAACTCAATTACAGACTATACTTCAGAACCAAATAAAAGATTTCGGAGATCATATTTTCGAATCGGGTTCTCTGGTGTCTGGTGGACAGATTTCAGAATCTACTCTATTTTATGTAAGAATTCAGACAACAGGAATTCTACAATTATCTGGGTTGGTGTGGGAAAATATCTTAAATTCTCAAATTCCCTCCGCGCTTCGAGAGATCACCGACACCGAATTCGGCATCGGCAACAACTCGTATACGAACGGAGTAGGTAGGATAGTTGGCACGCTAGAGAACAATTCGCAGTCCGATCCACATCACTATATTTTCTTCAACTTCCTGACCGGTAATGTTACCATTAATCCCTCGAATGTAATAGAGTTGCAGACCCCTCTCGGAAACCGCTACAGATTCCAAGTAAAGCCTTCAGGCGGACAAATTCCACACACGGGCAAGGCACGAATCGTCACCACACAGCCCGGAATCTATTTTGTAGATGGGTCTTTTGTTCTGGCCCCTTCGCAACGAGTGGTCCCGTACAATATCTCGACAAGCCAATTAAATACCGATGGTCCGAACCTCGGCATTGCGACTGGCGCTAAGATGTTTGAAAATCCTACTGCTAGAGTGGGGTTTGCCGTTGAAAATATTATTGTAACATCAGATGATGACGCAAGCCTCTTGGATCCTGCAAACGACGCACCGAACTTCTCGGCTCCCGGAGCGGATCGACTGAAAAAGAATCTTTTACTATCATTCACAGCATTTGAATCGGGTGGAAATGCAATTTCAAATTATGTTTCGGATAATTTTGTAGAAATTCTTAGATACGAAAATGGTATCGTAACTAAGAAGCAAAACTACCCAGACTATGCGGTCCTCGAAGAAACATTCGCAAGAAGAACTCTCGACGAATCTGGAAATTACACAGTATCAGATTTTGGACTTCAGATAAAGGAACACCTAAAATTACCAAGTAATGACGGAGTTTATACTACTGGTGGAGATTCTTCCAAATTGGTGGCCATCCTAGATCCGGGAAAGGCTTACATCGGAGGATATGAATTTGAAACAATATCAAGAAATTATCTTGATTTTAATAAGTCAAGGACATTTGACATATCGCAAGATAATATCGTCAATGCAAACATTGGAAACTACATTATAATCGGACCAGCCGTAGGAACTACGAACGGATTCGGTAATGGTTGTAATGAAATTAATACATCAAGGCATGTGGATTCATTTCTGCGGAATAGTTTGGGAGTTACTCTCGGCACGGCAAAAATTCGTCAGATTGACATTCAAAATCCTGTGACTAATGAATATAGACTATATCTTTATGATGTTCGGATGAATATTGATACAAATTTTTCTGACACAAAATCTATAGTCGCTAGTGACGGAGACACTATCGGAATCATTTCTACCACTAGTGGAATAGATTCTAGCGGTAACACTATCTTGTACTCTCCTACGCAAGATAGTTTGGTCATACCGCTTCCTATAAATTCAACTATTAAGACGGTTATTGATGCTGATTATCAGGTTCAACTCTCGTTTGAAGCAACCGCATCGGCGGGAGGTCAAATACAGGTATCAGTTCCATCCAAGGGCGGAGATCCAATCACATTCCCGGGTGATGTAAACGGTCCTGTTCCCCCTTCCCTTCTCAATAACAGATACTATCTCATCAACAGGACCACCGGTTTGTTTGTCAACGACTTTACCGAAATCACATTTACAACATCAAACGATAACGAAACCATCACTGTAGGTGGACTTGATAACACAGAGTTGTACACTCTAATTGCAAATTGTGTCGTAAATACAACAAGTAGCAGTTTTTTCAAACGAACAAAATCTCTTGGAAATGTAGAATCTGTGACTGGTATTACTCTGGGATTAGATTCGTTTTCAGGATCCACATTCGGAAATATTGGATATCCCGATGTTTATGTGATAGAAAAGATTCTCTCAGAAAGTGTAGAACCCGGTGTAGACTTCACATCCAAATTCATCTTGGATGACGGGCAGAGAGACAATATATACGACCACGCGAGAATTATCCTTAAATCTGGATTTGTACTCGACCCAGCCCCAGATACATTCACAATTGAGTTCAGAAGGTTTACCCATACGGGAGACGGTCCATTCGTCGCCGACTCATACCCAGTGGGCATCGCCTACGGTGGGGCAACATTCGGATACGAAAACATTCCATCTTTCAGAAGTAGAAAGACCGGAACGAGCATTTCCCTCCGAGACGCACTAGATTTTAGGCCCGTCAAGAATTTCGGCGGTACTTTCGTGGAGAACGCATGGATTCCTGTTGCCAAGGAATCCATGGCAGCATCTTTTGAGTACTATCTCCCAAGAATTGACCGAATCGTTCTGTCTGGAAACAGAGAGTTTAAGGTCGTTCAGGGCGTACCTTCTCTGGACCCGACACCACCGTATGTCGATCCATCGGGGCTTACTCTGTACACAATTAGAATTGGTCCGTGGACATTCGGCCCATCTGATAGTGAAGTTCAGTACCACGAAACCAAACGGTACACCATGAACGATATCGGCCAGATCGAAAAGAGAGTTGAAGATCTCGAATACTATTCATCTCTTAGTTTCTTGGAGAGCGATGCAAACTCTAGAACATTCGTTACAAATTCAAACAGTATCATACCAAAGGTAGGTATTGTGGTCGATGGATTTACCGGGCATGACATAGGCGATGTCAATAACAAAGATTATAATTGCGCCATGGATTTTGAGTCTGGACTACTACGCCCGGCGTTCAATACCAAAAATATCTCAATAATCAGAGACACTTCTCCGAACCTTGTGAATGTGAGAATACACGATCAAGATACTACAAATAATGCAGATGAAAGAAATTCTCTGTATACTCTAGAGTATGTCGTAGAGAGAGCAATTTCTAACCCGCTCGCCGATAATTCCATAAACATAAATCCTACTGGTAAAATTGACTGGTACGGTTACATGGACCTAGTTCCTTCTAGCGATGACTGGTATTTTGAAGAAAAAAGACCGGATATCAAGAGTAACAAGTACGGAATTAACGATGCGTGGGAATACAGAGCAGGAAATCAAGAAAACGCCGCCTTCGGATTCGGAACGCAGTGGCGAGACTGGGAGTACAATTGGTTTGGTCGCCCTCGAACCGACATGGAAATTCGTGAAAATGCATTCCTAGAAAATTCTAGAATTTACGATGAAACCTTTTCCGGTTCTTCTTCAGCAGTTAGAAGCCGATACCATGATTTCCTAGCATCCAGTCAAATTAGAAGTATATCTGGATCTTCTAGAAAGTCAATCACAAAAAATTCTACTCCAGACGCTATTCTGAAAACCGTCGATGACAGAATCGTAAACGATGCGGTCAAATCCTTTAGCAGACCCGTAACGATAAAATACAAACTATCTTCGATGAAACCATCTACACGAGTTTATATTTTTGTGGAAAATGTTTTAAAGCAGCCGGTTCTAGGAGCATTAACGGACTCAAAGGGGGAACTAAACGGAGCGGTCATAATTGACGCTGGAGAATTCACATCCGGAGATGTTCTTATCAGAGCAATAGACAATATTGATAACAACCTATCGCTTGCTACGACAGTCTCAGAGGCAACTTTCAGAATTTCTGGAGTGGGAACCGTTTACGACCCATACATTCTCTCTACCCGCCCCACAGTGACTCGCAGAGCGGGCTTAAATGACGAAAGAATCTCTGCATCCTCCGTCATTTCTAGAAATTCTGTAGAGGGGTCCGGTGCCAAGAGTTTAGACCACATGGCGCAGAACTTTATCGTAGATTCTTCTGTGTATCCAAAGGGTATGTTCGTTAAATCTTTGGACCTGATGTTCATACGAAAACCAAATGAAAACGATAAAGATCTTCCGGTAACAATAGAAATTAGACCAACAATATCTGGATATCCGCACCCATCTAAGATCGTTCCGGGATCGGTAAAATCGTTGCCCAAGGATTCTATCACAATCACAAGTATCCCCATTTTTGGTTCTAACCTTACAACTTTCGCGTTCGACTATCCGGTTTATCTAAAACCCGGAGAGTATTCGATTATTGTTCGTTCAAATAGCAATAAGTACTTTGCATATACGGGAACCGTTGGTAATAATGTCATATCTTCTGAAAGAATAACCCAACAGCCTTATGTCGGTAAGTTCTTTAAACCCCAAAACGCCGGTACATACATTCCGGATGAATCTCAATTCCTTTCATTCTCTCTCAACAGATGTAAATTTACAACTGCTAATGGAACACTCATTCTCAGAAATATACCGTTTGCTGTCCCATCCGCATTCTCGTATGACTCGTATTATATTCATAGCACATCGCTCGACCTTGGAAGATCTCAAAATTCGTCTCAGTTGGCATTCAGTATTCAAACAAATGATTTGAATGGTGGTCTGTCTAGCAGCCCAGTTCCAACAAATATTAATCAGACTGTCGTTCCTCTAGATTCAAGAGGAACACAAATAGTTCGCCCCGGAGAGAAAAATATAATTATTACTGTACAAATGATTTCAGATAATGATGCAATTTCTCCCGTTATCGACATGCAAAGATTTTCCTTCGTTGCCATTCAGAACGATATCAACAATTCGTCATCCAGAGTTTCAACTGGAGTCAATGGTGACGGCATTGATAACGGTGAATTAGACCCAATAATTTTGGATTCTGTCGATTCGGTCCGAGTGAGCAAATCTCGGTATATTACTAAGAATGTTGTTCTCGATTCCGGCATATCTGCAACGGATCTAAGAGTAATTCTCGATGTCAGTCAACCATCTGGATCATTGGTTCAAGTTTTTGCAAAGGTTCTAAACGCTTCAGATGTGGTGGATTTTGATGGAAAAAATTACATCGAACTTGTTCCTAATAGAATTCCGACATACGAAGGCGAAAATTCATTCTCCGAAATTGAGTACTCGGCATTAGATTCGTCAGTCTTTGGATCTTTTGATGTGTTTTCTGTCAAGATTGTCTTTCATAGTAACGATCAATTCGTAGTACCAAAGGCAAAAGATTTGAGAGCGGTGGCCCTTGCCTGATAGGAGAATAGATAAGATTAAGAATCACCCAAATCTTGTTAGAGATAATAAGACTAAGGCTATTCTTAATACAAATAAAGAAGAAATTTTGAAATATCAGCACCAAAAACAGTTGGATGATAGGATACATACTCTTGAAGAAGTCGTCAAAAACTTGCAGTCTGAATTGAATGAACTAAAACGGAGTTTCAATTAAATGTCAATTTTTAATATTCCTAATATTGTGTTGGATGACACATTTGAATCTTGGTTCTCTCGATCAAATACTCTCATTGATGCAGTCAATACATTTGAACTTTTAGACGCTCGTGCTGACACGACCAAGGGATTATACGAATCATTCAGAGGCGGCGGCGTTGTCATAATGGGAATCAGTGCTGGTGCGGGAATAGATTTTGATCCGACTGGTAGATTGACTCTGGGATTTGGGGGAATAACATCAGTCGGAACACGAACCCGTAGTACTGATGTGATTCTTACAATCGACCCTCTTAATGGAAATGTTATACCGGTTACCGGAAGCAATATGCTACCCTCGTCGATATTAAATGATATGAATTTCGAGGGAGTTGTTACATTCACGCAGGGGGTAATTTTTGGGGGCACCAATGCAGTCGTACTAGAAGTAGACGCATCGTTCAGAGATAAGACTCTGGAACTTTCGGTTAATTTTGACGATGAGTTAGAGTTTGCAACGGTGGCTATTGGTGCTACTGTGGGTATGAATGTATTTTTTGTCGATACGATAGCCGACCCGTTTCCCTATACCAACTTCAATCCAGCAGATTCCGAAACATTTATAGGCAGAGGTGTCATAGGATCTGCGGACATTGCCGGTGGATCCATAGCGGTAACTGACTTCATTTTTAGTGGTACGGGGGATGCATTCTCAGAATTCTCTTCCATAGGTGCAACTGCTGGCGGGCAGTATGCGCTTCTCTCGAATACGAAAGCCGTAATCGCTAGGGGATTGCAAACCCATACAGCCACCTTTGCACCACCAGAACGCCAGACTCTTCCCACACTTGCCTCTGGATCTGGCCTCATTGTCACCACAAGAGACACGGTAATCCCGGACGGCGGCGGGGAGGGGCAAAAACTTTGGACTTGGGTATGGAATGCGAATACAGCAAACGCTGCATGGACATCCTCTGAAAACATTGAAATATTTCCAAACAAATACTTGAAAAATCGTAATTTCAGATCCAATATTGACAGATTTAACTTTGTTGCTGACGGTAATTCGATCTTTAGTGCGTTTACCACCGCAGACGCGGCAGTCACAGGATATGCTAATTTTTATTCCTCCGTAACTGATACTCTAAGTATTGGTCCGTTTGTGTCAACTTCTGTAATTACCCCATCAATACAATTTAAGAGAAACGGAACTCTAGAATTCGCAACAACTGGCCTAGCCATTAACTTAAACGCTGATCTACTAGACGGTGCGGAGGGTACCACAACCGGAGGAACACCGAACACGGTTCCAATCACGGACTCCACGGGAAAAATCAATCAGACATTCCTACCTTTCGGTGCCGGAATAGAAGAAACGATATCACAGACAAACCACGGACTTTCTACCGGCATGTGTATCAGAAAAGATTCTTCCGGTAACTTCGTCGCTGCTATCGCAACGGGAGAATCAACTGCTAATGCGGTCGGAATCGTTGTTGATGTCATTAATCCAAATTCGTTCAAGATTAGATATTTTGGAATCGTAGAATCTCCAGAAATTTTAGATTTTGTTCTTTCGTTGGGGTATGGTACAGTAGGTGGTACGGTCGCTTTAAATGCAGGAGAAGTTTATTACTTGTCTGAATTTGTTACGGGCGGAGTTTCAAATTCCAAGCCATCAAACGCTTCGTCGGTTACCAAGCCCATGTTTATTGCCTTAGAAAATCAAAAAATTCTTATAACAAACTACAACGGAAGGCCAGCACCAACCGGAGACACGATCGACATCTCATCCGTGATTCCTGTTGGGTCCATCAGTTTCGTAGGCGATGGCAATATAAATTTAAATTCAGACTTTTTGGTTTGCGACGGTAAGATCTATTCTTCTGTAGATTACCCAGACCTAAAAAATTCTATTCAAACTCAATTTAACATAGAAGCATTTGGAACCAGCGGGCAGGATAATATTACTGTCGCTGGAGAACCTTCAGAAACTAGAAATTTTGCACCGGGTCAGACACTGCAACTTAAGTATGGATTTAATCCTGCCGGAAATCCCGTTCACACTACCAATGTTACGCTTGCTTGGGTTACTGGAGTTACCGGAGGGGTTCGTTTGGGACTTAGCCAGCCTCTGGCGGGTAATCCAAATCCCGGTACACTTTACGACGACATTCAAATTCAGGGAACGGGACAATTCTTTGTTGTCCCCGATCTTCGCTCTCGCGG